CTTCTCCACAATAACATTTTCCAGATCGAACTTTTTGCAGATCTTCAAACAATCCGCAATAAGTTTCGTGAGATAGCAGTTCAGCCATCTGATGACACCTGTCACACAGGTCCAAATCATCAGATTGTTCGCACTGAACTTCCCTCCATTCCCCAAACTTTCTTTTTATCTCTCTAATTATACTAGCACTTTTCACCCTATCCGATGATCTATCGAACTCCTTTTTCAGATCAGTATATTCCTGGTTTCGCTCCAAAAACGATTCCAGCTCATAATAACTAGCGTACTTACCAAGATGACGTTTTGGACCTTTGGTTCGGATAAATGTAGTAGTGGACGAACCACCACATACACCGAACCTTCGTGCGTCACAGCCTTTTGGTAAATCTATACGCTGGCTAAGAATCTCCATCGTGAACTCATGGAGATCTCGAAAGCCATTTTGAGAATATACATCACGAAGTTGCCCTGGTTTCATTAAATCGTCAGGACCCAAAGCGTCTGTAAAGGTGAACTCATCTACGCCCTTACGCTCTCCAAATACAACACCAGAATTAAAGAAATTCTCTTGTTTGAATTTGGGACCGTCTGGACTAGATAAGTTCATGGAGAACAAACAACTATTTAAGAAAGCGAACTTTCTTGAATAATAGTTTTTCCCCACAGACATTTGGAATCCTGCATAACCTATAATTTCTTGCCAACGCAAGTATTGCGTACTGGTTAGCAGAGTTAGGTTATCGTCCCCATTAATGGAAGCAGGAACCTCGCGAATACTAAGATATCTGTTATAAATTTCTTCAAACAGCATCTTATTACAAGCAAGGTTGATAGCGCAAAGAATAGGAAAAGAGAAAAGTGAACCCATAAGTTGTCCGCGTCTTTGTGGGACACGAACAACTACAGATTTTCCGTCGATGATACAGGATCCACCGACGGCCTCAATTTTCTCTTTTAAAGAATTAGAGAGAGAAAGTTTGGGCAGCCTGTAAGTTAGCATAGTTTTACACATATTGCCCTCGACTAACTTACACAACCACGATTCTTCAAACAGGTACATACACATAGCCCGTGTGACAGAGCTATATATTGTATTCGTAGCTCCTTTATAGTCACCAGAGTTTGCCCCTAATGATTCAACTTCTTGAATCGTTAGGCTCTGTCCACCGTTACATCTTTTATGTAGCGCGGCAAGCGACTGATAAAGGCCATCCAAATGGGACGTATTCATAGGTTCACCGATCAATGCAAATTGAGGGTATCTCCTAAGCTTACGCCAAAGAACCACTTGGACATCATGCCATATACTGTTAAGAAGAAAGTTGCCTTTCGTGATTGGTCTTACTTTTAAAGGCTCACGGATCCCCACAAATTGTACTTCATTTCTTTCCTCATCAATCTGTATCGTACTCTTCCAAGATAGAGCATCTTGGTTGAATTCGGTACAAACTTTCAAAGGACATCCTCCATACAATTCGTCGAGACAACTGATTTGACCTCGAATTCGAGAGAATTCTTCAAGATCATCCTCAGTTGGAACCACGCCACTCCAGTAACTCCATGATAAAAGATCTATCATGGTGTCCCTGCCGATTCTGACAAACTCATCGACCTGAACCCCCCGATAGTCCTCAACTTCTTCTCGTAATACACCTTTTTGATCAGTGTATCGAAGACAGTTCGGGACAACCGGGATTTCAGTTGAATGAGTCCATGCAAAACCAGCAGAACCCCCTTTCGGGCGACTGGAACAGGTTGTGGATCCCCTTGTGAGACGGTAAGCTTCGGCTTCTTGTTTCTCACGGTCAGAACGAGTTACCTGTAGTTCAATGGCAGTGTGACAGAGTGTCCTATAGAAAGTTTCATCTAACATATCAGAATCTGGCGAGGTTACCGCCAGATCCGTCATCGTTTTGATGATTTCTTCCGTAACTAACTCCTCAGGCACCTGAGGCATTCCCTTCTTAATCCCATTAAGGATCGTGAAGAGAGTACTAAAGGTGTCTGAGAGGTCTCTGGCACGGTTCGACGTTGTTCTACGTCTTACCCTGTCATGGACTAATCTCATAATCTTATAAGGCAAAAAGTTTCCTGCCTTATGGAGGGTCTCTTGCTCTGCTGGTAACGCCCCGGGTAACGATAAATCGTTTCCGGAGTGCATCGCGAAGTAAGCGACAGTGTGATACTTCATTTCTTTTATCCAATGATTTCCCGGTAATTGAACCACGGGAAACCAATAAGAGAAAAGGAGATCCATGTCACAACTCACTCCCAGTTCTTCCATCGAAGATTTCAGAACTGAAGATATATGAGTGGC